GGGATAAAACACTACCTGATATGCAATGTAGTTGTGAATCATTATATCTCACGGACGTTAATGAAAACAGATCGTGCAACACGAGTAAAACTAACAAATGCCGAAAGAAAAACCATACAAGGGAAAAATCGCCGCAATCTACAAAAGAAACTATGAGGACATTGGGATGTTCTATTTTGTAGAGGCTCAGAGGTTATTGTTGCCTTCGCTGACAATTGAAAAGGCAATAGATAACTTTTATCGGTTCATTGGTGAGAAAGACTTTAACCATGATTCTGCTATGACAACATATTCACGCATGAAAAAAGAGTTTTATGAAGCTGCCCAGAAGGATTGCTGACATAATACAGCGTAAGGATGAGTTTATCACCCGTCGTGAGGCTTCACTGAATAAATCAGTCGTGAGGCTTCAGAATATGCTCATCTCAAAGCTGACGCGCGAGATAATCCCTATGTTGGATACTTCCGGCGGGAAGATAAGAAACACACTCCGCAACTATCAACTGTTGCAGTCACTTGACCGCGTGTATAAAGACTTCTCCACAACTCAAAGACTTGCCTTCGTATCTGAGATAGGCGATACGGCTCGAGGGCTTACAACGCTCAATAAGCAGTTCTTTACGATCACAATGGGGGCTTCTCTACCGGCAACGTTTGCGAAGGTTCTGGCTGCTACCGAGACAAAGATGCTCACGGCAATAGGCATCAAAGGAGGCAAGATACTTGGAGGGGGCTTTCTTGACAGTCTGTCGGCTAACACTGAACTGCTGACTTCGGTTAAGAATCTTATGTCTCAGTCGGTCACTTCTCAGGTCAGCACAAAGGATTTCATTGCAAGCATGAATGATCTGATTACGGGTTCAGGCGAAAAGCCTGGAGGGATTGAATCGCACCTCAACAGGTATGCACATGATCTGTATATGCAATATGACCGTGCTTACGCTACGTCGCTTGCCGAAGAAACCGGTATGAAGTATTTTATTTACATCGGTGGTAAGATTGATGATTCACGCGACTTTTGTGTTGCTCATGACGGAAAGGTCTGGACGACAGAGGAAGCAAAGAAATGGATTGAATGGACTCCGGCCAAAGGTGTATATCCTGAGGGGTATAAGATTAAACAGAAAGACAAGAATGCCGTGCCGTCATATATTGCTTCTTACGACGGGTATAATCCTTTGATACATTGCGGAGGATTCAATTGTAGGCATCATGTCGGATACATAATGCAGGAACTTGCCGAAGAAATGCGTCCAGACTTGGTTAAAAAATAATTTGTTTAATAAAAAATATATTGTATAACTTTACAGCAAATAATTTCAACAATGGCAAAGGAAAAGATTAAATGTGTAGTTCGTGGCAAGATTCTGGAGCTATCTCCTACTGCTTATGAAATGGCAAAGGATTACTTTGGTGCTGCAAAGGTATCTGATCTGAACATCTCTAAGCCTATTGAACTGAGCAAACCGATTCTGATTCCGAAGATTAACGTGAAGGTTGAGAAGCCGGAAGAACTGACCCGCAAAGAACCTGAGTTTGAAAATAGGATTGCTGAAGCTCCTGAAGTTGAGATGACGGTAACTGGGTTAGTGAATGATGACCTGACTACACCCACGAAGAAAGTAACCAAGCCCAGGACTAAGAAGAAATGAAAGAGATAACCTCCAAACGGACAAAGCAGACCCAGTTCATCACTGATGAAGAATGGCAGTGGCTCAAAGAACACGGCAAAGCCAAAAACTTCACAATGAAAGAAATGGTTATCATTAAGAAGCCCGTTATCAACAAAGAAATACTGATGCCGGAAATACAAACTAAAAAGAATAAAAAATGACTGAAGCTGAACAGAAAAAGCTCAATGGGTTTTTGTCCAAAACCTTAAAAATGGACGACGAGGAATTGGCCAGCCTTTACAACGAGGCCGGGGAGTTGACCTCCTTAACCGCAGCTGAACAAGCCGATACCGCGAGAGTAACGAAACTCAAAGAGGATCAGGCGAGCCAATATAAGCGAGGCCAGAAAGAAGTGGCAAGCAAGATGGAGGCGCAGTTGAAGGATAAGTTTGGTGTTGACTCCGATTTAACCGGAGTTGAATTAGTTGATTTCATTCTGACAACTGAACTCGAAAAAGTTAAAGGCAAAGGTGATGAAGATATTACGGCTCACCCGGAGTATCTGAAACTGAAAAGCGAAAGCGACCGTATGCTGAAGGCAAAAGACAAGGAATGGCAAAAGAAGATCGAAGATCTGGAGCTGAAACACGCCAGGGAATCGATGTTTTCTAAAGTCAAAGAACGTGCTTTTGCTGAACTTGATAACCTGCGTCCAATACTGCCCGAAGATGCGAAGAAAGCCCAGAAATGGAAAGAGAAATACATTGAGGACTTCCGTGCGTACGACTTCACAGAGCAGGACGGCATGATTGTAGTTCTGAAGGACGGGAAACCGCTTCAGGATTCACACGGGTATAACAAGTCCTTTGCTGACCTGGTAAAAGAAACTGCTGCCGAAATTTTTGATTTCCAGACAGCCGAGAGCAGGTCAAGTGCCGCAAACCAACAGACACAAAGCAATTTTGCCGCACCGCGCAACGAAGATGAGTTCATTCAGAAGATGAGAGAGGCTAAGACACCGGAAGAACAAGCAAAAGTTATGGAGTCTTACCAATCTAAAAAACAATGAGTACAATAGGAACTGTTGACTGTGGCTTCTTAGCCACCTACCAGGGAAAAGCCGCGCAGATGTGGACTGACCCTATCGCAAATATTGACCTTATCGGTGATGTCGAGGCTGCAAAGGCCGTGCTGGAGAACCAGCAGATTTCAATGACAGAACTGACCGGAAAGAAGAAACGCACCGTGAGCCTTGAGTGGCTTCAGAAGTGTGACATCACCACGACTGCGTGTACTGACGACTGTACGATTGACGGCGAAGATGCTGACCCGATCTGTAAGGAGTATGAAATTGAGTGCCTTCGTGAGACGAAGTTTAAGATGCCGAAACGTGCATATCGTGAGAGGACTATCGAGATGGCAGAAGCCTTTGCATTTAATATGCTTCAGCACAAGAAAGCCCTTGATGAGTGGCTGGCTCAGTATATCGTAACAGGTATTCTTGCCGCTGCCGGTACGAATGCATACACGGGTGGTGTTGGAACTGTTGCCGGTGCGCTGACGACTATTCCTGCCGCTTCATGGAACGATTCAATCTGGGGTTATTTCAATCTTGTTACCAGGTACAACAAATTCAAATCACCGTACCTTCTGACCGGAGACAATCTGTATCAGCTTCTCTTTAACAGGATGCACGAATCAATGACTGAGGCCGGACGTGCCGCAATGTCAAAGATCGGAACGATACGGAAGATTTATCAGGACCCCGAAAACGTCGAGGCCGTTGCTCCGAACTATACGTTCCTGCTGCATAAGACCGCCGTTGCGTTCATCAACAAAGCATGGAATCCGCTTGGTGCTGCAAATGCTGTTCCAGAAGCCGGTGTTTATGCTCTGTGGTCAGAACCATCAAACAACATCCCTGGTGTGTATTATGACATCATCACTCAGGAGACTTGTGTTGAAAATGAGTTCTACCTTGCCGCAAAGGTTCAGCTTCACGGGCTGTTTGCCGAAAATCCGCTGCCGTGCGCCGAAACCAACACGGGCGTATTAGCATTTGCCTGCTCATAATAAAAACATTATGTTTGAATAACACGACAAAGGATATTCTAATTTTGGGATATCCTTTGTTATTTAAAAGCTATGGAAGAAAAGTGTAATTGTGGTAGCCGCAGACCGGTTCGCAGACCTAAAACAATAAAGAAATGAGCGCAATACCTTCATGTTGGGATTCCATTGTTGGATTTACCCGCACTGATGATACTTGTATTGTTGACGCTTATCCTGAGGGATACAATGAGAGTCTGTCAGGGTTGTATGTCGATGAGCTTCAGGGAATGACCCTGAGGATACTCGACAACACCGATAACTCTACAACGTTGTGGGAGAAGATGACACGCGCACGTGAAAATGCTATCCGCGCGTTTCAGACTGATCTCACAATGGAGTTGACCAACTATAAAGAACCAACTCGCAAACGCTTCACGGGTGACATAGGGGGCAAGTCTTTCACACGCACCATAACTGGATCAACTTACTACGGACTGAGGATGTATTCAGATATCAGAGGGGGCAAGTTTAACCTTCGCGGTGTATCACTGATCCTTAATTCATCGGAGGCCGTAAATCTTGAAATCTATGATGAATATGACCTGCTTTACACTATTCCGCTGACGTCCGTTGCAGGACGGCCACACAAGACAGACTTTGCAGACATTGAACTGACTTTGGGCCGGAACTATTATTTTCTTATCTCTCCCGTAGGACTTCCGTATTCGAATAAACTTACTTGCGGTTGTGGTGGGTTCAAGTGGTGTTTCTGTATTGATGACCCGTGTTACAGGTATTCGCGCGACAGATGGACTGAGTGGGCGATGGTAGCAGGTGTGTATGGCAATGATCTCACTGCACGTGAGGACTGGCCGACGGTGCGCGAAGCCTCAGGGATGATACTTCACGGCAACTTCACTTGTAATATCTTTGATGCTCTTTGTACTGATGACAGCGACTTCGTGAACAATGAACTTGATGCTGCAATGGCATGGGCTATTCTTTACAAGACGGGTGAGTTCCTGACGAATTACATAATGGATACCGGAGAGGTGAGCCGTTATACTCTTTTGGGAACTGAGGCTCTGAATGAAAACCGGATGTACTATAATAAACGTTACGCCGTACTGATGGACTGGATTGCTCAGAATATGGATGATGAGCGTAATGATTGCTTGAAGTGTAAATCACCAATGGGGCTGCGCCGGAGAACTCAGTTGATATGAAAGCAGACGAAGCGACACGGAGGATTGAATTTATAGTTGATAAGACTGTGTCAGACTGGGGCAATGTCATGTTAGAGGTCGCTCAGACGGCTGATACAATGATAAAGGACCGTGTGATTAAAACAGGTCAGAACGCACAGGGAGAACAGTACGATCCGTATTCAACTAATCCGATGTTGACCAACTGCTCACAAATGACACAATCTGCCTGTAATAAAAAAACAGGGTCAAAGGCAAAGCGTAAAGAACTGAAATGGGTGACACTGAAAAGAGGCGGTAAAAATATACGACTGTTTGAGCTTGCCGGAGGATATAAGGAGTTTCGGGAACTTCACGGGCGACAGACTAACTTCGTGGACTTTGCATTTTCGGGTCGCATGTGGGCAGATGTGCAGGTTGTATCTGGAGATGATGAACATAAACTTGGCCGCGCACGGATAAGCACACTATCGGAAGAACAGATGAAGAAGCTCGCTGGTAACACCGAGCGCAAAGGTACTATTCTTGACTTATCGACTGACGAAACTAATGCGCTGGCTCGTATAATTGAGAAGCGTTTAACTGATTTGTGGAGGCAACAGGGATTCTTATGAACAACAAGATAGCCAATATCATCGTAGATTACATCAAAGACCTGCCGTGGATTGATAAGCTCGCAGGGATGACACAGGTGGCAAAGATACAGCAGACCTCAGATAATAGAAAAGTAGAAAAGCGGTTTCCTATTTCATGTGCAATGGAATATGATGATGCCTGCAAAGACGGGTGTTATGACGAACTTGCCCCTAACTCCAAATATCAGTCGGTGGTTTACTTTGAGGACGGGTCGTTCTCATTCCGTGAACGCAGTGGTAAGAGGTTATACTACGAAAGCAATATCCGTCTGGTGGCATGGTTAAATTATAAGCTATTGGAGGGCGCGGGATGCGGTTCTACGGGTGAGTATATTCTTGACATTATCAAAGCATTGCCGGATGTGCCTCAGGACATTGACTCGATGAGAGGGATGATGATTACTGTCACTTCGCAAGCAAGAAGGGATTCAGGGATATTTTCGGCCTATACATATAATGAGCATCAGACGCAGTATCTGATGGCACCTTATGATTATTTTGCTTTGGATATTAAGACTGAGTTCTTTGTGATTCCTGAGTGTCATGAACCTAATGTTGGAGGATGTGTGGAATGTTAGAGATATTAAAGATATCAGTTGTTGCCTATGTGATTTTCATTCTTATGTCACCCGGGATGATCTTTTCATTCTATGCGCGACTGATTGACAGGATAAAATGGGATTGGCTTTATAAGCCACTGGGTGGCTGCCTGATGTGTTTTTCAGGGCAGATTGCGTGTTGGTATTATCTCTTTACTCACCTGAAGGGATACAATTTCTTTGACCATATTGTATTTGTTTCAGCAGTGATATTGATTGTAATGATACTTGACAAACTTATAGATTATGAGTCTTAGAACAATAGATTTTAAAGAAAAGAAATTTACTTGCGGAGGCCGGACATTTTATGTTCAGGACTCTCTGTCGTTTAACCGATTCCGGGAGCTACAGCGTATCTCGATTGAGTTTGGATTCTCAACTACTTTCGTAGAGCTTTTCAAAGAGATTCAAAAGGCTTATGATTTTGTTCAGACGAATAAGAACTGGGGCGACTTGGCCGTTACGCTTTACAAT